ATGAGTCAACGTAAACCCAGAGCTTTGCGTGTTAATGTACACATCCAAAAAGGTGATTCAGTAGAGGGCGTTTTTTCCAAAGAAAAACAACAATTACATCTCAAGGTTTTGCGAGACGGTAAGGTCGTATCTGCTGATAAAGTAGTTTTATCTGAGACATATGATAGGCCCAAAGGACCAAAGGTTTTAAACCAACAAGAGTTTAAACGATCCTCACACTTTACTATCGATAACTCAAAGATATTAAACCAATACGAACAGGTCTGGGGGGTAGATACCAATCATAAAGATGTGCTTGGCCAGACAGCAAATGTGACAGGAGTTACTGTATGTGATCCTTATGGCTCAGGCGATTATTATCCAGTTTTAGCAATCATTTTTGGAAAGGTAAAAAACAATCCTGAATTGTTTGGCTGGAGGAAATTTATTGAGTTTATTATCAATTCAGATTGCTATGATCCCAAAAAACGCTATGCTTTAATAGTTGACTCTGAGCTTGGAGATATTAAGCTATTTAATTCTAGAGAAAAAGCGATACATGCTGATTTCTACTTGCCGGATTGTTGGGAACTTATTTATGCTTCAAGTGATACGGGTAAAGATAATATCCTAAACAAAGTAATTGCATGTTCTGATAAAACGGCCAATAAGATGATTGAACTTATGTCATCTATAGAGAAAAATAAGAAGCATTGGAATGAGGTTGAAAATGAACTTACGCATCAACCAACATATATACCTTTAGAACTAAAAGAACCATGATTAATTTAGTATCACTTAAATTTGAAGTGATACTAAAACTCTATAGGCTAACTAATGGGTTGAATTTTAATGCTTCAATTAAATGCTCGGGTGAGAAATGCGCATAGCGCATCGTCATTTTAATATCTGTGTGGCCTAGGATTCTCTGCAATACGAGAATATTGCCGCCTTGCATCATAAAATGGCTGGCAAATGTATGTCGCAGAACGTGCGATAACTGACCGTCAGGCAGTTCAATACCAGTACGCTTTAAAGCTCCTCTGAATGCAGAATAACATCCTGTAAACACGGGCTTGGAGCTTCTGGTGTTAGGGAGCATTTCATAAAGCTCATCACTAATTGGAACCGCACGGTTCTTTTTACCTTTAGTTTTGATATAGGTAATTTTTCCAGGGCTAATCTGCTTACCTGTTAGAGATTCAGCTTCCCCCCATCTTGCACCAGTAGCCAAGCAAATCTTGACGATGGTCACCAAGTCCTCAGCCTTACTTCTCTCACATTCATCCAGCAAAAGCCGAACTTCATCAACGGTCAGCCATGCCAGTTCAGCTTCATCAATTTTAAATTCTCGAATGTTTTCGAGTGGGTTCGGGGCGTTCCAGTCATCCAAACGTTTAAGCTCATTGAACATAGCCCGGAAATAAGCTAATTCAAGGTTTACTGTGCGGGGGGCTACTGCTTTTACACGGTCAGAGCGGGTAATCTTGCCGCTCAGTCGTTGCTCTCGATAGGTCGCAAAGAGTTTAGCGTTAAACTCTGTAGCAAGTGGGTTTCCCATGGAAAAGCAGGCAAATTCCATCGCCCCTTTTCGTTTCACACCGTCTGACAGGGTTACACCATGAGTGTTAAACCAAGTTTGTACCAAGTCAGTAACCCGTCGCTTATCTGCCTTTTCTCCCAGCCAAGGTTTATCCTGCGCCTGTTCTTTAATATGGCGTTCATAAGCAAGCGCTTCCCCTTTGGTTGCGAACTGGCGGCGTATGCGCTTGCCATCGCGCCCGTTTGGGAAAACTTGTGCTTGCCATTTACCATTGGCTAATTTGTTTACTGTCATATTTAGAATGGGATCTCTTGTTCTTCGATAATCATTGACAGTTCAGAAGAGTCCATTTCTATTTTTTTGTTTTTTACTCCATCTTTAAAAACTAAATATTCATGATTATATTTATCTTTAATTGTCCCTTGAAGAGTGCCAACTTCTTTGTTCATTTCTTTGTTATAGTAATAATTTCCGATTAGAAAGTTCACTGGGTAAAAATCTAGTTGCGTTGCAATTGATTCCCCGTAATTCGAGTATTTTTTTCCATCGTTAATGCTGTTGCTGTAGGTGTTAAGTTGTGAAAAAGTTGCTTGAGGACTCATTCTTTCTTGAAGTTCTTTTATAGCTTTAAGAATAAGTGTATTTTCTTGACTAAGAAATGTTCTTTCACCGACCTGTGCGGGTTGTATTTTAAGTAGCTGGACTATGGAGTTAACGTCATTTTCGTCGGCGGAAAAAGTTGAGTTAAGAGCTTTTGATATGGATTGTGCATTAGTCTGAGCGTTGTCAATTCTCAGTACACTGTCATATTCACAATAGCGAAAAGCTTGCACATCAAAGGGGCTGTTAGTTTTTTCATCTTTAATTAATACGGTTTTTTTATTGAATGCTTGCCGCAATCCTAATTCATACATTACATTCGGATTGCGACCACTTAAATCGCAAATTGCAATGTCACATTCGACAATTCTATTTAATATATCTAATACAATAAAATTAGAATTTGTTACATCATCGGCACGAATTGGTTTGAACCCTGCCTGGGCACATGCGGGTTTAATTAAATGATTGTAAACACGATTAAAATGCCCACTTTCATAACCAGTCATGTCAGCAATTGGCATAATGATAAAGCAAGTACGCTCAGTTGGTTGATTTTTATCAATATTTTCTGATTTTGTTGTCATCTTTATATACCTAGTTCAGATGCTCTGTTTTTGAAATCACCTTACCTAAAACTTTAATCTCATCTGCTCGACATTCAAACGACGCGGGTCCACTTTCAACTCTAACTTTCCCACCAGGCAAGCGGTAAATTTCCCTGATGCTTACAAAGCCATCAATCTCTACAACCCACGTACCATCATTGATCATGCCAAAGGCCTTCTCAACGATGAACACCCATAGATCATTTTTGATGAAAAAAACATCTGTTGCGTGAGCTGGTAGTAACTCCGAACTTATAGATACCTCAATAGGGGCTTCCAGCTTCCCGTTTTTAATATTGCATAGCTCAAATTGGGATGGTGTTGCCGCGTTTGCTGATGTGAACATTGGCCCTTTCCCAGTCAACAGCCACTCAAGTTTTGCACCTGTTTCGAGATTGCAAATAACAACCCAATCATTAGGCATGGTGTCTCTTAAGTATCTGTTAGCTAAGGTGCTTTGAGAAACTCCGAGGTGGTTGCATAGAGATATTTTAGTACTAAAACCATAGGCTTCCATTATTCGGTCAATAGCCTCTTTGCCACCTTTGTTGCTCTCGATAACAAAGCGTGTCTCTTTCACAGATTCACTAATGGAGATTTTTTTGATTGTTGACATTCTCTTTATGAGATCCTAGTATCTTGGTTGTTGGTATGTTGTATATCGTTCAATAACACCAAATAGTGAAGATTTGGTGTCAAACCGAGAGATAGTGCATCATGAATAGAAACATTTCAATGCGCCCCAGTATCAATCTTGTTGTGTCTGAGCCATTCATAACCCTGGATGAGTTCTGTCGCCGTACAGGGTACAAGCTCAGTTATGCTCGCCAAATGATTCGAGAAGGTCGTTTACCTATCCGCAAAAAGGAAGGGGTAAACAGCCTTGTCGAAGTAAACATGTTCGCTTTGACGATGGAAGCAGCTCAAGGCTGTGAAATCGCAATGCAAGCCTGATAGTTCCATTTTGGGATATAAAAGGATTTACAACATGTTTGATTATCAGATTTCCATACATCCACATTTTGATGATGCCTGCCGGGTCTTCGCTCTACGTCACAATATGGCTGAACTGGCTAGGTTGGCGAACATCAAAGAGCAAACACTGCGTAACAAGTTGAACCCGGATCAGCCACATCAGTTAACTGCTCCTGAAATCATGCTGCTTACTGACCTGACCGAAGATGCCACGCTGGTTGATGGCTTTCTGGCTCAGATTCATTGCCTGCCATGCGTACCGGTTAATGAGCTAACAGATAAAAAGCTGACTGATTACGTTATGGGGGCATCTGCTGAAGTTGGCAGCATTGCCAGAAGCGCTATGTCAAAAGAGCGTATGACGCCAAGCCATAAACATTCATTGATTGAAAGTGCCAACGCGGGGATGCGTTTCCTTGCTCTGGCAGCACTGTCTGTAGATGCGCGTTTGAAAACCAGCCCAGCCATGACCAGTGCGGTAGATACCATGACAGGTATCGGCGCAACGTTCGGCCTGCTGTGAGGTCGCCATGCTGAAAAGCGAACCTTCATTTGCATCACTGCTGGTAAAGCAAAGCCCGTCTATGCACTTCGGTCACGGCTGGATTGTTGGGGAAGATGGTAAGCGCTGGCATCCATGCAACTCACAAAGTGAATTACTGGCTGGGATGTCTACTAATAAACGGAGGAACATATGGCCATTGAAGGTACTGCGGCGGCTGTTCCATTAAGTCCTGGTGAACGTGTCCATGGGCTGAACCACATTGCGGAATTAAGAGCAAAGGTATTTGGCGTGAATATAGAACCAGAACTGGAGCGTTTTATTTCTGACATGCGTAATACAAGGGACCGAAACCATACACAAAATGAACGGGCATTAGCGGCAATATTCTTTATGGCGAATATTCCGGCCAAACGTCAAAGCGTCAATGTAAATGACCTGACGACTGACGAAAAGCGGGAACTGGTTAAGGCAATGAATCATTTTCGTGCAGTCGTGAGTTTATTTCCCAAACGGCTAACCATGCCAGTTTAACCACATAACAGAAATTAATGGCGTCAACTCGCCGGGCATTTTTTTGCCCAAATTCAGGAGAAAGACATATGCAAAATATCGAAAAGCGCAATTTTGAAATTGACCAAAATGCATTGGTTACGTTGCTGAACAAAGCAAAGGTTGAAGAACGTAAAGACCGTGCAATTGACGCTTCAATCCGTATGGAAGCGCTGGCCATTCACATTTTGAATGAAGGTATGAGTGGTGTTGAAGCGGCTGAGTTGTTGCGCCGTGAAGCTGCTCGCTACGAAAACGAATCTCAGGAACTGCACTAATGGCTGATTCAATGGACCTCGTGCAGCAGTGCGTTGAAGAAGAACGTCAGCGCCATATTCAAAAAGCGCTCACCAGCAAACATGCGGTTTCATCTTTTTACTGTGAGTCTTGTGGTGCACCTATCCCTGAAGCGCGCCGCGCAGCTGTTCTTGGCGTCGAGTTATGCGTGACTTGCCGGGAAATTGCAGAGCTGAAAGGCAAGCACTACAACGGGAGGGCTGTATGAGCACGATCCTTAAATGGGCAGGCAATAAAACTGCTGTAATGCCGGAACTAATTAAGCATCTTCCTGCTGGCCAGCGACTGGTTGAACCTTTCGCGGGTTCCTGCGCTGTAATGATGGCGACAGACTATCCTCATTATCTTGTCGCAGATATCAATCCAGATTTAATTAATCTATATCGCACTATTGCGGAAGATACAGAAAACTTTATTAACCTTGCTAAAGCAGTTTTTGAAAGTTTTATCGTTGCTGAAAATTATTATCGTGTACGAGAAGCTTTTAACCACGATTCGCAATTGGACCGCCTGCACCGCGCAGTTTATTTCCTTTATCTGAACCGCCACTGTTATCGTGGATTATGCCGCTACAACCTAAGCGGTGTTTTTAATGTCCCGTACGGTAATTATAAAAAGCCTTATTTTCCAGAAAATGAGATCCGCGCATTTGCAGAGAAAGCAAAACGCGCCAATTTTGTTTGTGCAAGTTACGAAGAAACGCTGGCAATGGTTAAGCGTGACGATGTTATTTATTGCGATCCCCCATACGACGATACGTTTACGGCCTATCACACAAAAGGATTTAATGAGGATAACCAGTACCACCTTGCCTCTATCCTTCTTCATCTTTCCTCGCTGGGGCACAGCGTTGTTGTATCCAACAGTGACACCCAGCTAACGCGCTCTCTTTATCGTGATCTCAAAATTTATGAACTGGACGCGAAACGGAGCATGGGCGTAGCGGGTGGAGAAGGTAAATCCGCTAGGGAAATTATCGCTGTATCTGAACCAGTGCGTGCTAGTTGCAATGAGTGGCAATGGTATGGCGTTGATTATGCCGCAGGGGAAGGTAATAAGGCGGCCAATAAGCTCTCCATGATGGGGAGCAGGGATGTCTGATACTGCTTTTCCCTATAGCTGGAATGCTCCGCGACCCGCTATCGGTGGTTATTCGCATACGGATACAGCAACGGGGATCATGTATCTGACGCCGGACGGCAATCGCAAGCTTTTGACGATTGCCGAATTGGCAGAAACAGATGAGGCACCAGACCGGAGCCGGGCGGCCCGTCATCGCCTGGCTTCGCTGCCTCATTTTGTTCGTCGCATGTATGCTCAAAAACTTGAGCAGGTGGACCGCAAAGGGAAAAAAGCGGCAGATGCCTGGCTGATAAATACCTTTGAGCGATTCGTTCTGAGTCGTATAGACCAGGTCAATGAGCAGTATCTGCCGCAAGGGGTTATGCCTGCGGCTTTATTGCCTCTGCGTGAACAATTCTGGCGCCTGCTTTGGGCTGGTAAAAAAGAGCTGAAAAGACTGGCGCATAACCTTGCTGATCTGTTGGGTAGCGAGTTTAACCGCGAGTTTGATTTCCAGATGGCCCGCACGTCCGATCCCCATTTCGCCACTTTGTCAGGTTATGGTCGGATGGGGTTTCTTGCTAATCACCTCAAAACACCGGTCCCGTGCTGGACAGCATACTGCGAAGAAGAACTGGAAGCGGAAGACGCCCTGAAAGCAGTGGCCCGCTTACAGTCTCCGCAGTGGTGGCTTAATCGTCTGCGCCGTATGCATGCTCGCTGGCGTGAGCATCTGATGGTTGCGGTCGGGTATGTACACAAAAAATCCGCACCGTACTGCAGTGACCCATGTTTACAGGAATGGACGGCACAAAAGAAAGCCAACCGCGAATTTCTTAAAGCGATGGAGCTGGAAGATGAGGACACCGGCGAACGTGTATCGCTGATTGATAAAGTGGCCGGCAGCGTTGCAAACCCAGCCAACCGACGTCGTGAATTGATGGCGCGCATGCGTGGGTTCGAAGATTTAGCGAATGAGGCCGAGCTGGCTGGGGCGTTCTTCACGCTTACCGCTCCATCTAAATATCACTCAATGCAGTACGACGGACGCCGGAACAACAAATACAGCGGCGCGTCACCGCGTGAAACACAGAAATATCTTTGCAAAGTATGGGCGCGCACGCGTGCGGCCTGGCTGCGCAATGGTATTCGCGTGTTTGGTTTTCGTGTTGTCGAACCTCACCACGATGAAACCCCGCACTGGCACCTTCTCCTTTTCATGCGCCCAGAGCATATCGAACCGGCAACAGCAATCTTTCGTAAGCACGCCATGCGTGAAGATGGAAATGAGCCTGGCGCTGCAGAGAATCGCTTCGAAATGAAACCCATTGAGAAAGAGAAGGGCAGCGCAACGGGCTATATCGCCAAATACATTTCAAAAAACATCGATGGCTATCAGCTTGATGACGATCTGGATGATGAAACCGGCAAGCCTTTGAAAGAGATGGCTCGCCGCGTAAGTGCTTGGGCATCTCGCTGGGCGATCCGTCAGTTCCAGCAAATAGGTGGCGCACCAGTAACAGTGTGGCGTGAATTACGCCGCCTCGGTGATCGTGAGTTGGTCCTGCACCCCGAAATTGAGCCAGTGCGTCAGGCCGCCGACAGCAGCGCGTGGGATTTATACGTGAGTGCTCAGGGTGGCCCGCTGGTTTCCCGTGATCTCCTGCGCGTGCGCCTCAGTTATGAAGTCACCGAAAATGGCAACCTCTACGGGGATGACGTTTCCAAAATTTCCGGCGTTTACTCCCCGATCAGTGGGCCGGAATCTCTGATTCATACGCGCACTACCAAATACAAAATTGTGCCGAAACGTCAGGCCGACGGCGTTTCTGGTTTTGAACTTGATTTTTCAGGCGGCCCCGCCGCCCCTCGGAGTTCTGTCAATAACTGTACGCGGGAGCCGCGGGAGGTTGAAGAACGCGCCGATCCTGGCGGCACGGTCATTAATGACTGTGCCAGCTGGGCGGATATTGGCTCTTTATCCCGGAAAGAAAAACGGGTGATTGCGCAGCGGCTGAGCGACGCGGCAAGGGTAACTAACAAGCGCGTCAAAGTGAGGCCAAAAGCCAGCCCTATGACGGAGCAGGAAAAGCAAATTAGTGAGCTGCTGTCTCTGCGTGGTGTGGATGCCAGTGCCGGAATGGTCCGTTCGTTGATTTCTGGCGCGGTGGTTGCCTTTGGCGATCAGGTATTAACGGTTGAAGAAGGGTGCCTTACTGTCCGAAACCGTACTGCGGCAGGTGTTCAACGTTTGCCGTCCCAGATTGTGGAGATTAAACAGCAGGCGGATGACCTTTTGAACCGAATGAAGCGTGCATTTTCAGCGCGTGAATAGCCCGTGATCAACATGGTCAGGTCTGACGGTGTGGTACCGCGTTCCGTCATTCACCGTCAGAAATGACAGTGCTGGCCATTCATCGAGTAACGTCATTTTGGGTTGTGCTGCAGGTGAATTAAAACGAAATCAGGAGTTGAGGAAAACAGAAATGACCTATCTGGGAAGCAAGGCCGCAAGCGGTGTTTTTCAAAAAATTATTGCGGAAATGCCGCCGCATGATACCTACATTGAGACGCACCTGGGCGGTGGCGCTGTCATGTTGCGTAAGCCACCGGCCCACCGCAATTGGGGCATTGATATTGATCCCCTGACGGTTGAGGCGTTCTGCCAGGGCAATGCTGATTTCCTTGATACCGTGGGCGATAGCCTTTTTATCGATGTTGCCGATGCGGTGCAGTTTTTAAGGGACTTCGATTTTTCCTCCGCCGGTCGTGTGCTGGTTTACGCAGACCCTCCCTATCTGCATGAAACGCGCACCAGTGCCGCACGTTATCGCAATGAATATAACGTTGCCGATCATGAGCGGCTGCTGGCCTGCCTTAAAAGCCTGCCAAAAAATGCCAGTGTGATTTTGTCCGGCTACCCATCAGCGCTTTATGACGAACTGTTAACGGGCTGGCGCCAGAAAGAATTTCAGGCCATGACACGTGGCGGTGTGCGCACAGAGAAAATTTGGATGAATTACCCGGAGGGGAGAGCCTACTCGCACACTTTTGCGGGTAAGGATTACAACGACAGGGAGCGCATCAAACGCAAGGCGAAGCGCTGGCGCGAGAAGTTCGCAGCTTTGCCCCATGCTGAGCGACTGGCAATAATGACGGCGCTGTGTGAAGTTAATGATTAACCTCAGCAAACAGACTCATCTGATTGATTGATAAAAAATATTTTACAACCCCGAAATCCCCCTGTACTGTATATATAAACAGTGGATATATATACAGTTGTCGGTGTCTCTTCCTGGGGATGCTGGCTGGTTTATCCCGTAGTGAGGATAGGAGGGAAAATGCAGGACTATCTTTTGGAGTCGTTGAAACTCCAGCGTATTGATTTCTTTATCAAGCTTGTAGCGGCTAGTGAGTGCAGCGACGAAGAAAAGCGACTTGCTATTCAGTGGGTTTCAGAGCTGACTGATGAACTTATGGTAAAAATCCGCAGCCATGAATACAGCCGGTCGATGGATGTTTCCAGTTTGGGGAAATCTGCATGAGCATGGAAATAATGATTGCAAGGAGCAGAAGATTTGCCTGGCTACACCGAATGCTCTTGAATCCGAGCTTTACCGTAATTTCTGCCCCTGTAACCCAAACCAGAAATTCGTATCCTTAAGGGCAACGCCAATGTCGTTGAGCGGAGTGGTTTAAACTGGTGAAGGTAGAAAGCGAGTGATAGAAGTTATGCTGAAGGTCTGGGAGGACTATAGGTGGCTACATTAGCAAACGTTGCTGGTGTCAGGACTTGATTCTGGCGGCTGCAAGGGGATAAGATATCCATTACTTAACAATTAGGGTTTAAACATCAAAATGGCCTCAAAAACTAAGATCAACCGACTGGATATGCCAAAACTACCTACTGCTTTACAATTTGGATATGGTGGGGAGCTCTTATCCATAGATTTTTGCACTGATTCGCAAATCCCACCGTTAGAAAACGAAAAAACGTCGTTTAGTACCGTTATACTGACAAAAAGCACTGCCAAAAAATTATACGACGCACTGGAAAAATTCCTTGCTGAAGAACAAGAAGAGTAAAATATGAAAACAAAGGAAAAAAAAGATACCATTTTTAAAGACTTTGATTTTTTTTCATACGAAAAAAACTTACCATCTAGTTATGTGGAAGGTGAGTTTTTGCCTAAAAGTAGTGTGCCTTCCTCTCTTCAAAAAGCTTATTATATATTCGTAGACTTAAACTCACTAAAAAAAACACAAGAAAAAACTCACGATGTAATTAACAAAAAAAAATGGACTAAGCTTTATAAGTCAATATATTGTCGAGTAACAGAGAGCTTTAACATAAAAACACTTGAAGATTCTCTAGATTTGATCATTAATAGCTATGACGAAAAATTAATGGCTTCATTAAAAATGAAGCTAGCATATGCTGCACATATAGAGAGAAGTGAAGATTTAATATATTCAACACTTAATCTTCTAAGTAAATACCATGAAATAAAAAGAGTTAATGCAAATAAAAATTTAAATTTAAATTTGAATATCGATACAGGTATTTTGTCCCTAGATCTTATAGCGGAAAGTAGCAAGTATTCAACAATGCTAACTTTATCATTCTGCCCAGATGGTAAAGTTACATTCTTCTCGTATGATACTGATGATGACGCTCATTCAATATCCGGATATATGACTCATTCTGGTAAATACAAGTCATCGAAAAAAATACAGTCAATACTTAATATATTGGGAAGGGATGAATAGTAATCATGAACTCACTTTCAATATTATCTAACTCAAAAATGGATAATATATCTATGTCTGTCGTAGATAACGATTCTCCTATTTATGATGGCGACGACGATGATTTTGATTTGACGTTTAAACCAGTAGATCAACAAAAAAAAGTTGAAGCTGAAAGAATAATTGATCGAATCATGAACAATGCCATGTGGCTTTGGCGGCAGGCAAGTAGTGATGATTTGTGTACAATTAAAGGTCAAACCGAGCCTGAGGGAGATAATGGTTATAGATATACAATGGTCAGCCCTAGTGCTTATTATAGAAATGGTAACGAAAATAGCCTTAGCCTTTTTCAGATAAGAAAGGAAATAAGAGCTAAGGAAATTAAATTCTTACAGGTGGAAGCGAATATATTTCTTGCTTTTCTGTCAATTGAAGTACGTGACGTCATGGATAAAACTAGACCTATAGCTTTAATAAAGGAAAGGCTAATAAAAAATAGTTTAAATCACGACCTCTTTTCTCTACTTCCTCAAGGAATAACTGTTACAAGTGAGTCAGAGGATGACAAGTGTATGGGATGCCATTGGGACATTCATCTAACCAGCCAGAATACCGTGCTGGAAAAACTTAATACTTTATATGGCGTATTGGCGCAAAGTTCCCAACCGTATAGAAACAACTTGCCAAACAGAGCGTTGACAAATAAAAATAAAAAAGCTTAGTTTTTTTCTATAATAGGTGGCCTTGCTGATACCAGCATCCACCTAGGTATTTTTCTATTCATTGGTGGTTAAGCTATTTAGCTTAATGCTTGCAAAATAACCCATTAATGATCTCACTTTCAGTCCATAAATTTACATTAAAAGGGTGCTCGATGTGATCGAGATGTCTTGCAACTGTAAGTGGATTTGATTCTGAGTCTTACTGGTATGTAAAGACTATGATATTTCAGCGAAACAACAAAAATTGCATGACTATGCCGCATGAATTCGCATGATCGTTTAAGGATCGTTTTAGCTTCGGCCCACCAGTTCTGGCGGGCTTTTGCTTATATCGTGCAGGTGCATGAAAACCACTGCGTAAAGCGGGCAGGCGTGGCGGGGCTACCATTGCGCGCGGCGGGTTTTGGGACTCCTGGCAGCCCCCAAAGGGTCCACGCAGGCCGCCGCAGTGGCATGGTGTCGCCTCGCTGCGTATCAGCATGTGCAATGGAGTGAGTCTGGTGAGGTGCGCACAGCGTGCGGCTGTGGCGTTCTGGTTGTATTGTGGCGTAAAAAACCGCCCGGTTGGGCGGTCGTGTTATGAAATTAAGGCGGTTACTTCCTGCCGGAGGGGATGTCCAGCGAGTAAGGGTTGAAACGGATCACCTCTTCATCCATCCAGTCATTCAGCTCTGTCATTCGCTTTTGCAATGGGGTCAGCTCATTACGCACAAAGACCACGCTCGCTTTACCCACATCACCAAATCCACCGACATTCTGCGGAATGATGCCCATCATCTGCGGCGGCACCCTGTGCGCCGCGAGCATGTCATCACGTGACACATTTTTAATACTCATGAATTCATCCTTTGCCGCCACTTCTGACACCGGGATTATCTGGATGCCGTCCTTCTTCCCGTTCGGGCTGTACATGAACAGGTTACGGAAGTTGCCCGGACCTTTCGATTTGCGCAGCGCTTCACGGATATTATCGACATCAGACTGGTTCTGCGCCGGGTCGCTCATATACATAATGAAGCCCGCATGGCTGCCATTGAGATAATATTTGCGCCGAAACAGGGTGGCTGATTCATTCAGTAGCGCTGACGGGATGGCGCTCAGATATTCAGGGAGGCCGTACACCTCCTGGTTTAAATCCGGCTCCATCAGATGAAATACCTTGCCCGTCTCAAACTGGTAGGGTTCAGTCGTCATCCCATACTGCACATACCAGTAGGTATCAAAATCAATGCCGCGACGCGTATATTTGGCCAGTGCCGGTTCAAGTGACAATTTTTGCCCCAGACGGTTTGTGCGCAGCTCCAGATATGCGTTACCAAACACCAGATAGTCCTGAACAAAACGGCTGAATGCCTGCTGGCTTAACAGTTTATGCGGGATAAACGTGCTGGTCAGAATGTTACGTTTTACAAATAAAGGCGAGCTGTGGTGAACGGCTGCACGGAATGTACGCGCCAGACCGTCAAAACTGATTGGCGGCTCATACCAGCGGTCCATCTTCACACATTCCAGATAGTCCAGCAGTTCGCGGCGGTCCAGCACGGGGATCGGGTCGCCAAAAGAAAACGCCTCGGCGCGCGCCTGTTCAGGTTGGGTGCGCAGCTGCTGTGCTGGCTGGCTGCTCTTACGCTTGCCCATTAAAAAATCTCCACAATATTGGTATTGCTGGCGTTGTTACCTTCCAGCGGTTCGTTAAACAGGGCGTGCATGGTGGCCCACGCTAAATCGGCGTGACTAGCTTCCTCGCTGCGGCTAGCTTCATAGGTCGGACGGTTGCCACTGGCGGTGGTCGAGCGGCGAATGGCCATAAAGCTCTGGGCGATGTCGGTATGGCCAGCGTCAAACTCCAGTCGGCGATGGCTGATAATGTCGTAGGCTTTCAGCACCAGGGCGTTTTTGACGTTCGGGTTATAGACAAACTCACGTGCTGCGGGGAAAAAACCTTTCACGCTTTCGTAGACGCCGTGGCCCACGCCGGTTGAGTCGATACCGATGTAGGTCACGTTGTACTGTTTTGTCAGGTTCTCAATAGCGGCTGCCTGAGCGCGAAAATCCAGTCCTCGCCACTGGTGGCGCTCCAGAATGCGGAACTTGCCACCTTCAACAATTGGCGGGGCTATCACCACGCACCCGGCGCTGTCGCCGTTCTGCGTTCCCTTTGCCGGGTCGTATCCAATCCATACCGGTCGCCAGCCAAACGGGCGCACCATCAGCGGTTCGAAGTCGTCCCACACTTCCCAGCTGTCCACCATGCAGGCCTGCAAATCAGCCAGCGGGAATATCGACGCCAGATCGTCGATAAAGTCACACATCAGCAGGTTCTGGTATTCATCCGGGCTGTATTCGAGGCGCAGCTGGTCGAGGTCAAATAGATTACATCCCCCGTTAACGGCATCTTCCACGGTAACAATCTGGCGATACTGGCCATCCGGGCAAAGGACACCCCGCGCTAAATGCGTGTGGGTCAGGTCGATGTCGACTTTGTCAGTTTTGGCGCGTCCCCGGTTATACAGCGAACCCGACCAGAAAGGGTACGCGCTATGGGTCAGGCTGGACGGGGTAGAAAAATAGGTCTGACGCCATTTTTTGTGCAGCGCCATACCTGATGCGACTTTGCGCAGCTCCTGGAATTTCGGGATCCAGAAATATTCATCCAGATACAGATTGCCGTGATAGCTCTGTGCGGTGCGGGCGTTGGTACCGAGAAAATACAGACACGCTCCGTTGCTCAGTGTCATCGGGTCGCCTTTCAGCTCCACGTCCACCTCGCGGGCAAACTCCAGAATGTACTGTTTGAATACGTGCGCCTGGGCTTTACTGGCTGAGAGAAAAATCTGGTTACGCCCGGTGGTCAGTGCATCCAGTAGCGCTTCACGGGCAAAGTAGAAGGTCGCGCCAATCTGACGGGATTTAAGCACGTTGCGGATACGGTATTTGTTCCCCGCATCCCACCAGTTGCGCTGATAACCAAACAGTGATTCGTGGAAAATCTCCTGGAGTTTTTCGATTTGCTCATCGCTGAAAACGTTCTTTTCCGGTGGCTTGCGGTCGCCTTTGTTGCGGTTGGCCACATTAGGATTCAGGTCGGCTTCATTGCCGCCGTTGTTGAATTTGCCGATGCGGGCATGGCGTTCTGACTGGCGGGCCAGCAGGTCGATTTCTTTAAAGTCCCGCCCCTCTTTGGCAGGATTCATGATCAGCTGACAATATCGCGCCGCCGTGGTGAGCTGCATCTGCTCAAGTGGTCCGTAACTTCCCCACTTGTCGCGCTTCTTCCAGCTGTGTACGGTTGCGGGTTTCTCTCCCAGCATTTCAGCAATGCGGGCGATTCGTAACCCCTGAAAGTACAGGAACATAGCCTGACGGCGGGGGTCGAGGTCCGGGTTTACAGATGTCGTTGTCATGGCGTCAGACTACGGCCCGAATCACTTGCTTTCCGCATCCCCCTGTTGTGTCAGCGCTGACACAATTCACACGCGTTGTCTCAGACCGCGCCGACCGCAAACATACAGGCTCTGACGACAAACCGGAGCCTGAATAATGGCAAAGAAAGCAAAGCGTTTCCGTGTCGGGGTGGAAGGTGCCACCACTGACGGCCGCAAAATTGAACGCAGCTGGTTAACCCAGATGGCGGCGAATTATGACCCGTCCACGTACACCGCCACCATCAACATGGAACACATCAAGGGATACACCGCTGATAGCCCATTCCGTCGTTATGGCATCGTGGACAAACTGGAAGCCGAAGAAATCACCGAAGGTCAGCTTGCGGGAAAAATGGCGCTGTACGCCACGATCACCCCGACCGACGACCTTGTGGCCATGACAGCAAAACTGCAAAAGCTGTTTACCTCCATGGAAGTGAACCCGGAGTTTGCCGATACCGGAGAAGCCTATCTGGTTGGCCTGGCTGTCACCGACGACCCGGCGAGTCTGGGAACCGAAATTCTGCAATTCAGCGCAGGCGCAAGCCGTAACCCGCTGGCCTCGCGCAAGCTGGACGCCGGAAACCTGTTTTCTGCCGCAGAGGAAACCCTGCTGGAATTCGAAGACGTAGCCGATCCGAAACCGTCCCTGTTCTCTGTGATTAAAGAGATGTTTGCCGGAAAGCAGACCACTGATGATGCGCGTTTTGGTGACGTGCATAAGGCGGTTGGTCTGGTGGCTGAAGAACATCAGAGCCTGTCCACGAAAGTGGAAAAACAGGAAACAGTTATCGCCGGATTCAGCGCCCAGGTGAAATCACTGGAAGAAACGCTGACTGTCACCCAGGACGAATTAGCCACCCTGCGCCAGGAACTGTCCATTCAGGACAGTCGCCCGGAACGCCGTAAGTTTGCGACTGGTGGTAACCAGGACGCGAGCGAACTGACCAACTGCTGATGGAGCATCTGCACCAATGAAAAAAAATACGCGCTTTGCCTTTAATGCCTACCTGACGCAACTGGCAAAAATCAACGATGTCTCTGTGGAAGACGTCACCGCCACTAAATTCTCTGTGTCACCGTCGGTTGCGCAGACACTTGAAACGCTGATCCAGAATTCGGCGGCATTCCTGACAATGGTCAATGTCGTGCCGGTTGCGGAACAGTCAGGGCAGCCGCTGGGTCTGGGGGTGGGTACCACGATTGCGGGCACGACCGATACCACCAGTAAAGACCGTGAACCGACCGACCCGACTGACCTGAGCGGTATTACCTACAAATGCACCCAGACCAACTTTGATACCGCACTGACCTACAGCAAAATTGATATGTGGGCCAAGTTCCAGGACTTCCAGACGCGTATCCGTGATGCCATCGTGAAGCGCCAGGCTCTGGACCGCATCATGATTGGCTTTAACGGGACCAGCCGTGCTGCCACGTCAAGCCGCACCACTAACACCAAGCTTCAGGATGTGAATATCGGCTGGTTGCAGAACATCCGCACCAATGCTGCAGCCCGTGTAATGGACAGCATAATCCCTGTCAGTGGTACCAAACGCGATGAAATCCACATCGGCAAAAAAGGCGATTACGAGAACCTCGACGCGCTGGTGATGGATGCGGTCAACAACCTGATCGATGAGGTTTATCAGGATGATGACGGTCTGGTGGTGATTTGTGGCCGTGACATGCTGGCCGATAAATACTTCCCTATCGTGAACAAACAGCAGGAAAACACCGAAGTGCTGGCCGCTGATTTGATTATCAGTCAGAAACGCATGGGTGGCCTGCCGGTGGTACGCGCACCGTTCTTCCCGACCGGGGCACTGCTCATTACCCGCCCGGATAACCTGTCCATCTACTGGCAGGAAGATTCCCGCCGTCGCCAGGTCAGTGACAATCCGAAGCGTGACCGTGTGGAAAACTTTGAGTCCGTCAATGAAGCGTACGTGATTGAAGATTATCGCGGTGCGTGTCTGGTGGAAAACATCAAAGTCAAAGCTGACTGGACTCCGGCATCAGGGAGTAATCCGTAATGACCAGCCCCGCCCGCGCACACCGCCTGCGGGTTGAAGCTGAACTGACTGCCCGCGAGGGCAGTCATCAGCAACCTCTCAGCGGTTACAACCAGATGTTGTTGCAGCTCTCGGAAGATTTGCGCCGACTCAAAGGGGTGCAGTCCACCGAGAAAAAAGCCGAACTCAAGCGCGAACTTCTGCCGAAGTACGACCCCTGGGTGACGGGGATCCTGGCGGGAGATGGCGCAAGCCAGGACGATGTGGTGATGCATGTTCTGGTCTGGCGTATTGATGCCGGAGATTACACCGGTGCGCTGGACATTGGCCGCCACGCCCTGAAGCACGGATGGGTATTGCCAGCCCGCTATAACCGCACCACGGCGACGGCGATTGCTGAAGAATTTGCCGATGCCGCACAACGGGCGTTTGTGGCGAAGCAGCCATTTAATGCAGCCCTGCTGACCCAGGCGCTGGAGCTGGTTGATGCGCACGATATGCCTGATCAGAGCCGTGCCCGTCTGCATAAGGCGCTCGGTTATGCGCTGCGTGATAACGATCAGCTAATGGCGGCAGTTAATCACCTGACCCGCGCACTGGCGTTGCACAGCGGGTGCGGTGTTAAGAAAGACATTGAGCGACTGGAAACCCGGTTGCGTAACGCCAGTAATGGCTGACAGAACGTGCCCACGCGCGGGGCGGCACGGGGTGGCGACAGGCAAATGCCGCATCAAAACCCCGTCCACCGCCCGACTATAAGAGGATGCAATGCAGCCACTGAAATTTGTTGCACCCGAGCAGGCACCGGCAGGCGGTAAGGACATCATCACCAACACCACATTCTGGCCAGACCTTGATATCTCAGAGTTTCGGGCAGAAATGCGCACCGATGGCACCGTGACCCCGGCGCGATTGCGGCAGGCGGTGCTCACCGCCATTGCCGAAGTGAACGCAGAACTGTTCGACTTTAAACAGCGGCAGGTGGCCGCTGGTTACGCCACGCTGGCAGCGGTTCCCGCTGATGTGATTGACGGTGAAAGTCAGCGCCTGCAGCTTTATCGCCGTGCTGTCTGGTGCTGGACAAAGGCCACGCTCACCGAGCGTTATCGTGATTTTGATGCCACCGGCAGCGGCAGCAAAAAAGCCGATGAGATGGTCAGCACGGTGGATGATCTGTGGCGCGATGTAAACTGGTCACTGAGTCGTTTGCAGGATAAGCCGCGAATGATTGTGGAGCTTATCTGATGAAAGTACGGGCGCAGCAGTACGACACGGTGGATGGCCTTTGCTGGCGACACTATGGACGCACGCAGGGTATGACCGAGCGCGTACTGGCTGCGAATCCGGGGCTGGCAGATTTCGGCCCTGTTTTACCCCATGGTCTGGAGGTGGAGTTGCCGGACATTGTCCCGGCAGCCATCGCCCAGACCGTACAGCTATGGGACTGACCATGACCATCGAAAAAGTCACGGCCTTTATTGTGTACTGGATTGCGGTATTTCTTGCCTGGCTGGGTGGCTGGTCCATTCAGGATGCGGCCGCAGCGGTCGGTATGGCACTCGGCGCGGGCATGTTTGCCGTCAGCTGGTACTACCGCCGAAAAACCTTTCAGCTACTGGCCGCCGGAAAAATCAGCCGGGAGGTTTATGAACGCGCAAATCGTTAAACGTTGTCTGGTGGGGGCGGTGCTGGCACTGGCGGCACTTGTGCCGGATTACCCAAAGCTGCACACCTCTCCTCAGGGGCTGGCGCTGATTGCTGATTTTGAGGGGTGTCGTCTGACACCGTATCAATGCAGCGCCGGGGTCTGGACCAGCGGTATTGGCCACACCGCCGGGGTTAATCCGGGAAAAGTCATCACCGAACGGCAGGCGGCCAGCAATCTGGTCAGTGATGTGCTGAAGGTGGAAAAGCGTCTCGCCGCATGCCTGACAGTGATGCCGCCGCAGCATGTGTATGACGCGTTGGTCAGCCTCGGGTTTAACGTCGGAACGGGCGCCATTTGTCGTTCAACGATGGTGGCATTTATCAATCGCCAGCAGTGGTGGCAGGCATGCCATCAGTTACCACGCTGGATTTATGTTAACGGTGTTATCAGTGCCGGGCTGGAGAACCGCCGGGGCCGGGAGCTGGACTGGTGTTTAAAAGGGGCAGGAAGATGAAGAACGTATTTAAGTGGATTTTTGATATTTCGTTACTGGTCATGATTGCGGTGGCGTTTATTTATCCGCAAAGCATTGTCATGACGGGGGTGGCCCTCTGGGCATGGTTCGGTATTGTCATCTGTTCGATGCTGATATGTGCCGGAATTGTTGGGCAGTGTGCATGGGTGAAAGACGGTAAATCGGGCATTGCAGACATTACCCGCCGGGCTTTCGGTCTTGCCAGGCGCATCAGGTTACGCAACCAGTTCCGCTTTGTGATCATGACGGCAGCGATAACGGCCAGTCTGCTAAATGCAGGAATGCTGACCGTGGCGCTGTGTTATCTGGGTTCGTTGCTCATTTTCCGTTTCCTGCGATCTGTACTCCTCATGCTCTCCGGTACGCCGTCATGTTCCGCGCAGTCAGCATAGCATTGGCGGTGGCGCTTGGGCTGTCAGCCTTTCTGGGCTGGCGGCTCGACAGGTCCATGCAGACTGTGGGGGAGCAGGTAAAAACCATTGGCACGCTGAATGGCCAGCTTGCTGATAAAACCAGCCAGTTACTGGCGGTGGATTTAATGGCCCGCGCCAATGACAGTCTGCAACTGGGCCTGCAACGCCGTAACGAACAACTGGCGGCTGAGGCTGCCGGTCGTGACCAGCGGTTTAAGGAGCTGATGAATGAAAACAAAGAGGTTAAACGCTGGGCTGATACTCGTTTGCCTGATGCTGTTATCCGGCTGCAACAGCGCCCCGCCATTACCGGGAGTGAGGGTTATCACACTTACCTGCCCGGCAGTGTCGCGCTGCACTCTGCCAGCCAGTCAGCCGGTCACTCACGGTGATTTACTGGCGGCAAAGAATGCCGCCGAAGATGCCTGGGCGCAGTGTGCTGCCCGCGTTGATATGATTGTGGACTGTCAGGAGCAGCAGCATGAAAAAGCCCGATTCCCTGCGTCGCGCACTGACTGAGGCCGTCAGCCATCTGCGGGAAAATCCCGATCACCTGCATATTTTTGTGGATGACGGCAGCATGGTCAGTACGCTGGCCCCGTCTCTGTCATGGGAATACCGCTACACCCTGAACATGATGGTGACAGAGTTTGCCGGTGATCAGAATCTGCTAATGGCAACCGTGCTGTCGTGGATGCGTGAGCATCAGCCCGATGTGATGGCTAACCCTGAACTGCGCAACAGCAGCATTTCTTTTGAAGCGGTCATCCTCAACAACAACACCTGTGATCTCAGTATTGACCTGAAACTGACAGAGCGCATTGTGGTCAGCCCGTCAGGGGAAAATATGGTGGTCGAAGCAGTCCCAGAACCTTATAACCCGGAGCTGCGTGATGATTACTGGCTCACCTCAAAATGATGCACTGAACGTTGACCGCGAACTGGTGGCATTGCTGGAAAAGCTTTCCCCTCGCAGTCGCCGTCAGCTTTCGCAGGAAATTGCCCGTGACCTGCGTCGCACCCAGTTAAAACGTATCGCCGCCCAGAAGAACCCTGACGGCAGCCCGTTCACGAAACGTAAAGCCCGTTTTATTACCGTCCAGCAGGGGATGAAGTTTCTCTGGCGCGGTCAGGTGCGCAGCCTGAAAAACTGGCAGTTCCGCAAAGGCCGCCACGGCGACATGGTGACGGGGTTTGATGTTGAGCGCAGCGCGGTACGCTCATTCTACAGGCGTGATATTGAACGCTTTATTGAAGTAAAGAAAAACCGTATCCGCTCAAGGGTAAAGAACAAGCAGACCCGGATGTTTAAAAAGCTGGGAACCAGTCGTTACATGCTGGCGAAAGCTACCTCTGACGGTGCGGCTGTTTACTTCGCCCCACAGGTGCAGCGCATCGCGCAGGTTCACCAGTACGGACTGAAAGATCGCATTCGCCCGAATGTGGAAGTGCAGTATCCGGCCCGCCAGTTGCTGGGGTTCACCCCGGCAGATATGCAGCATATCGAATACCTGATAATCTCATGGCTAAGTGGAGCTTAATATTTTATAAATTGTAATGAATATAGATGTAAAAATACCATTTTATGTTCTTTGTTTTATTAGAACTTCAGTAGAAAAAAAGCACCTTTTAGTTTAGGTGCCTTTTTGCCCTAACCCTTAGCTTTTAATATTTTTCCAGCCAGCTCAGCCAAAACATCTGTCCCATCCATAACTGATGGGATTTTGTCTTCATTAGGTTGAATAGGGCTGAAGATTAAAGCTTCAAATGCCTTCCATGAATCATTAACTTTATCAGAATGTGTTCTGTCACGAGTTTCCACATAATCATAAATAAATTCACATAGGTTCAATCGCAAATCAATTTGTACTAATTGGCTTTTTAATGATTTAACCTCAATGTAAAATAATCGCATGAAATAAAAAAATAAAACTTCAAGGCTTATCAAAGGTACGTATCGTAGAGAGCTTAGCCAAGTAAAGGTGATTTCTTTATAGAAGAAATAGCTAAATAAACATATAGGCATGGTCATAAGCAATACAATAAAAAACCACATTCTGCACTGGGCGAAAATAGCCTCTTTCTTTTTGTTTTGTCTTATTGTTGAAAAAGCTTTCGCAAGGAGTTTGAAGTTACCCTCTCGCTTAACATCTGTGAGTCTATCACTGAGGAGCTTAGCTTCGGTTCGCACCGTATCTAAATATTCAATGCTGCTGGTTGCATTGGTGATAATACCTTCAACACATGATTCGAGTTGTGCTTGTGCTTTTGATATATTAATAGTTAGATTTTTAGCATCTTTTAACTCTTGGCTCTCTAAGAACTCTTTATAGATCTCAAATGGCATGACATTCTTAATCCAAGAGAATTTAAGATTGTACCCTTTATCCCCCTCCCAAATAACCGAGTCAACATCATCAAGTTTTTCAACTAATGCACCATCTAAACAAATTCTATTTGTATTAAAGGGTTGTAGGTCTAAGGTGAGATTATATTCCCAGACAAATCGTAAAATGACATATAGATAGACCTTGGGATCCATTTCTAGAATCCCAGTATCTGTTAAATATTTTCCGATATGTTTTCGAGTGAACTTTGTTTTCTCCTCTAGGTATGTCGGATCATCTAAATAACTATTAAGTAAATTCCAAGAGGTGATATACATAGTTGACACAAGTTCAAAATCAGTCCATTCAGAAGGTTTTTTGAAACTTGCAGTTGTAAACGACTCGCTATATTTTCCTTTTATAATTCCTTCGCATTTTTCGAGAATAACTTTCACATGACTCTCAAGGAAAGAGAACATTTATAACCTCCTTAGTAATTGTCAATTTGTTGTAGACAGATATTAACATAGTTAACTCTTAAAAATCATGGAGCATCCCCCTCCCAATCAAATGTTGTTTCATTGCCTATACAAGGGTAGGTGATATGTGAAAGACCTATTGTGTGTCAGCATTTCCTTATGAAACCTGACATTACCGAAATCTATCGCCTGCTTAACAACCTGATCCGCACCGGTACCGTTCTTGAAGTGAATTATCAGGATGGATTATGCCGTGTGCAGACGGGCGAACTGCAAACGACCTGGCTTAACTGGCTCACTTCCCGCGCCGGTCGCACGCGCACATGGTGGGCTCCGTCCGTGGATGAGCAGGTATTACTGCTGAGTATCGGCGGTGACCTGACCACGGCATTTGTGCTGCCTGGCATTTATTGCGATGCGAACGCTGCCCCGTCAGCGTCAGCCGATGCGCTGCATATCACGTTTTCTGATGGTGCAGTCATCGAATACGAACCGGAAACCAGCGCACTGACGGTTAGCGGGATTAAAACAGCCGATGTGACAGCCTCGGACTCCATCACCACCACCGTACCGTTGGTACTGGTGAAAGCGGATACCAGAATCACGCTGGATACGCCTGAAGTTGTCTGTACCAACAAGCTCACCACCGGCACGCTGGAAGTGCAAAAAGGCGGGACGATGAAGGGCGATATTACCCACACTGGCGGCAGCCTGACCTCAAACGGTATTCAGGTTGATAGCCATAAACACACTAACGTGAAATCAGGAAGCGACGAATCAGGAGGTCCGGTCTGATGCGCTATCTCGGTATGAATCAACAAAACGGCACGCGGCTGACTGAGCTTGATCATGTGCGCCAGTCGGTGCGCGACATTCTGGTGACACCGGTCGGCAGTCGGCTGATGCGCCGTGAATATGGCTCGCTGATACCTGACCTTATAGATGAGGCCAGTGCTAGTGACGGCTCCATGGTGGTGGACCTGACCGGATCCCGCGCTGATGGCGGGCTGGTTAATCTCTCTGTCGGTCTGGGGGAAAACCAGTGAGCATTGTCGATTTATCTCAGCTCCCGCCCCCGCAGGTGGTGGATGTACCGGACTTTGAAGCCCTGTTTGCGCAGCGTAAAGCGAACTTTATTTCGCTCTACCCGGCAGAGGAGCAAGCCGCCGTCACCCGCGCACTGGCGCTGGAGTCAGATCCGGTGGTAAAGCTTTTGCAGGAAAATACCTATCGCGAAATTCTGTTGCGCCAGCGCGTCAATGAAGCCGCACAGGCGGTCATGGTGGCGTACTCGATGCAGTCCGATCTCGACCAGCTCGCCGCCAACAATAATGTGCAGCGCCTGGTCATTACGCCAGAAGACCTGAATGCGGTACCACCGGTGGCCGCTGTGATGGAATCTGACAGTGATTTACGCCAGCGCATCCCGGCGGCGATGGAGGGGCTGAGTGTTGCGGGTCCATCTGCGGCCTATGAATTCCATGCCCGCAGTGCTGATGGGCGTGTGGCAGATGCGTCTGCCGTCAGCCCGACACCGGCGAATGTCACGATCACAGTGCTGTCACGGGAAGGTGACGGAACGGCATCCACGGATCTGATTGCTGCGGTTAATAAAGCGCTCAATGATGAAAGCGTACGCCCGGTGGCTGACCGCGTAACGGTGCAGTCTGCCACCATCGTGAATTACACCATTGATGCAAAGCTTTATCTCTATCCGGGGCCGGAAGCAGAACCCATCAAGGCGGCGGCCATTGAGCGGTTACAGGAATACATCAAAGCTCAGTCACGGCTGGGGCGGGATATCCGCATGTCAGCGATTTATGGCGCCCTGCATGTAGAAGGGGTACAGCGGGTGGAGCTGACCGCGCCGGTCGCTGATGTGGTGCTGGATAAATCAAAGGCCGCTTACTGCACCACCTCCACAGTCACCATCGGGGGAACCGATGAATAGCCTGTTACCGCCGGGTTCATCAGCGCTTGAGCGTCGGCTGGCACAGGCCTGTAGCGATATCAGCACGCTTCATGTGCCGCTGCGCGATTTGTGGAACCCGTGGAAATGCCCGGTGAAGTTTCTGCCTTATCTGGCGTGGGTGTTTTCGGTTGACCGCTGGGATGAGGCATGGGCTGAGGGCGTCAAGCGCAAAGCCGTCAGTGATGCTTTCTTTATTCACCGTCGTAAAGGCACGCTTGCCGCTATCCGCAGTGCGGTGGGGCCGCTCGGTCGGGTTATCGGGATCACAGAGTGGTGGGAAAACAACGCCACGCCAGGCACCTTCGAACTCGACATCGGGGTGCCTGATGGCGGCATGACGCCAGAAATGAACACCGAAATGGACCGACTTATTAGTGACGCCCGGCCTGTCAGTCGTCACTGCTCCATCAACATCGTCCAGGAAGTGCCGGGTTATCTGTACACCGGCGGCATCATTTATGACGGCGACATTATTACGGTTTATCCAGGGTAACTATCATGGCGAAATTTAAAACGATTATCACTACCGCCGGAGCGGTAAAAATTGCGGCTGTGCTGGCGGGCACCGGCAGTATCGTCCTGGACAATACCGCGAAGATGGCAGTAGGTGATGGCGGCGGCACCTTGCCCACCCCGACCCCGGCGCAGACAAAGCTGGTTAATGAGGTGCATCGTGCTTCCATCAATAAAGCCAGTATCAATGCGAGTGACCCGAAAAACATCATTGCCGAACTGGTTATTCCACCGGAAACCGGCGGTTTCTGGCTGCGTGAAATGGCGCTGTATGATGCGGCGGGTACGTTGCTGGCCGTGGGCAATATGGCTGAAACCTACAAACCGTCATTAAGTGAAGGCACCGGGCGAAAGATGGTCATTCGCATGGTGATTGCGGTCAGTGAAGCATCGGCGATCACCATCACCATGGACACTTCTACCGTGATGGCCACGCAGGACTATGTCGATACTGAAATTGATAAGCATGCTAAATCCCGTAACCATCCCGACGCGACACTGACGGCTAAAGGGTTTACGCAACTTAACAGCGCAACGGATAATCCTTCTGAAACGCAGGCCGCCACACCCAAAGCGGTGAAAGCCGTGATGGATGCGACCAGCCTCAAAGCCCCACTGGCCAGCCCCGCACTGAGTGGCGTCCCTACGGCACCCACGGCACCACCAGGGACAAACACCCTGCAACTGGCGAACACGCAGTTTGTTCTGTCGGCGATTGCCTCCCTGATTAACTCCGCGCCTGGCGTACTGGATACGCTCGGCGAACTGGCTGCAGCTCTGGGCAATGATGCCAACTTTGCTGCAACCATGACGACAGCACTCGCCGCGAAAGCGCCGCTAGTCAGTCCGGCACTGAGCGGTTTACCGACCGCACCGACCGCCGCACCTGGCACGAACACACTGCAACTGGCAAACACCGCTTTTGTGCAGGCTGCGGTGGCTGCGCTGGTTAATGCCTCACCGGCGACACTGGATACACTCAAAGAACTGGCTGATGCGCTGGGCAACGATGCGCATTTTGCCACAACGATGTTAAACGCCCTCGCGGGTAAGCAGCCTCTGGATACCACGCTGACGAATCTCAGCGGGAAAGATGTTGCGGGACTCATCCAGTACCTTGGTCTGAAATCGGCAGCGCAACGTGATGTGGGAACTGGAGCAAATCAGATCCCGGATATGAGCGCTTTTCCTTCTGCCTGGGTGGGCGGGGGCGCTTCTCCAATAATCGGCGGTGCAGGGTGGAGTAAAAATCCCAATGGCATTATTGAGCAATGGGGGGTTTTTGGTTTTGCTCAGTCACAAACAGGTGCAAACGTGACGTTTCCGACGCCGTTCCCTACACGAGTGGAGTCAATTATTCTGACATTTGCCGATATGCAGGAATCGAATCTGAACCCAGCAGGATACCTCGCTTACGGGGTTAATTCCGTCGGAACAAGCAGGTCCGGATTTACAGCAAGAATGAGTGGTGCAGGGGGGTTTAACCTGTTCTATATGGCCAAAGGACGTTGATATGAATGAGATTACAATGCCCAGTGTATATAGCCCGTCTGAAAACCTGATTTACCAGGCCGCACTGTATCCTGAGTACCAGGCAGCAGGAACGTGGCCGGAAGATGGCATTGCTATTACTGAGGAAGAAGTGCAGCAGTTTAACGGCGGAAATCAGCCAACCGGAAAAATGTTGAGTATGAAAAACGGAGTGCTGGCATGGGTAGACTCGCCACCCCTCTCAGAGAATGAATTGGTCGCAGCTGCGGTCGTCAGAAAGGCAGTGTCGATTGCTGAAGCATCAACTGTAATCGCTCCTTTACTGGATGCAAAAGAGGGTGGTTATATTGATGATGCAGACCTTCCTGTGTTGGTCGAATGGCAAAAATATCGTTATGCGCTAACCAAAGTCGACCCGTCAAAACCTGTCTGGCCTGCAAAGCCAGCCTGACAGGAATATTTTCAGAATCGCCATGGCCTCCAGATGTGGGGCCTTTTTTATGGTTGTTGTGTGAGCGCTGACACAATGGAGGGAAGGTGCCCGCTGTTTGTGTTCACTTCATGATGTGGCAGAACCTCATGAGGAGAGCCGCAACATGCAAGATTATCATCATGGTGCCCGCGTCGTCGAAATCAACGACGGCACCCGCACTATTCGCACCATTTCAACGGGTATCATCGGCATGGTCTGTACCGCTGATGATGCAGACGCTGAAACCTTCCCGTTAGACAAAGCTGCGCTTGTCACCAATATCACTGCGGCGATGGCCCGCGCCGGTCGTAAAGGCACGTTATATAACGCACTGAGCGCCATCGCTGACCAGACCAATCCGGTTGTGGTGGTCGTGCGCGTTAAAGAGGGGGTGACTGCCGCCGAAACCACCAGTAATGTGATCGGCGCCGCTGTTTCCGGTGTCGCAACCCCTGCGACCTCAGCCACCCTGACGGGTGCAGCCCTGACCGGTGCTGAACTGGCCTTTGCAAAATTCAGCGCGGTGAAAAGCAGCATTCTGAAAATCAATGTCGACGGAACGGTGCAGACCTTCGTTGATGTGGATTTGTCCGGTATTGCCGCAGGTACCGACGCCGCCAATATGGCCGCCGTCGCCGCTGCCATCAGTGCAAAACTCACGGGTGCCACCATTGCCTGGAATGGCGCAAGCTTTATCGTCGCCTCAGCCTCTACCGGTATTCCTTCCCTGCTGGGTGTTGCTATGCCGGTAAATGTGGTAACTGACGCTGGTCCGTTGCTGGCCATTGATACTGCACACGCACCGGTTGCGGTGGCGGGTGTAGCCGTTAACGGCAGCAACCCTGCCACCTCCGGCACGCTTACCAGCCCGGCACTGACCCCCGCAGAAAAGGCGCTGACCCGCTTCACCACTGTCAAAAATGGCTCCCTGAAAATCACCATTGATGGCGCACTGAAAACCGTCACCGGGCTGGACTTCTCCGGGGCGGCTGATCTTGCTGCGGTGGCTGCGGTCGTTACGGCGAAACTGACCGGGGCCACCGTGGCATGGGATCAGTCAGCCGGAACCTTTATCGTCACGTCTGTATCGACAGGGGCCAATTCTAAAGTGGCCGCCGCGCAGGCGGTTATCAGTGAAACCGACTTAGGCCCGCTGCTGGGACTGGATGCGGCCCATGCGCCAGGGGTAAAAAATGGCACGGCGGCAACAGCAGCGGTCACGTCCCCGACGGGGATGAAAGCGCTGCTGACTGCCCAGCAAAAGCTGGCGGTAAAGCCGCGCATTCTGGGCGCACCAGGGCTGGACAGTCAGCCGGTGGCTGCTGAGCTGATTGCGACCGCCAAAAAACTGCGTGCCTTTGCCTATATCTCCGCATGGGGCTGCAAAAACATCGTGGAAGCCATGAACTACCGCGATAATTTTGGCGACCGTGAAGCCATGCTTATCTGGCCTGATTTCCTCAGCTGGGATACGGCAAAGAACGCTGAAGCCACTGCCTGGGCAACCGCCCGTGCGCTGGGCCTGCGTGCGCTGGTTGATGACCAGAAAGGCTGGCATAAATGCCTGTCAAATGAAGTTGTGCAGGGTGTCACCGGCATTTCACAGGATGTGTTCTGGGATTTGCAGGATCCAAATACCGACGCCGGACTGCTCAACGGCAAGGATGTCACCACGCTTATTCGCCGTGATGGTTTCCGTTTCTGGGGTGTGCGCACGCTCAGTGCCGATCCGCTGTTCCAGTTTGAGTGTTACACCCGTACCGCACAGGTACTGATGGACACCATGGCTGAGGCGCATTTTTGGGCAATGGACCAGCCCCTGACCCCGTCACTGGCCCGCGATATCGTCGAGGGCATTAATGCCAAACTCCGCGAACTGGTCAGCCAGGGGTATCTGCTGGGCGGTGAAGCCTGGATTAGTGACGATGCCAACAGCAAAGACACGTTGAAAGCCGGGAAACTCACCATTGATTATGACTACACGCCGGTACCTCCGCTGGAAAATCTGTTACTGCGCCAGCGAATCACCGACAAATATCTGATGACGTTCGTCAGCCAGGCAAACGGCTAAGGAGATCAAATGGCTCTGCCACGCAAAGTGAAGTTCGTGAACCTGTTTAATACAGGGGTCAACTGGATGGGGATTGTGGAATCACTGACCCTGCCAAAACTGACGGAAAAGTTTGAGAAATACCGGGGTGGCGGTATGCCCGGTGCCGTTGATATCAGTCTGGGGCTGGATGATGGTGCACTGGATACGGAATTTTCCATCGGGGGTACCGAAGCGCTGCTGTTTAAGCAACTGGGTACAATCACTGCTGACGGCATCATGCTGCGTTTTACTGCGTCCATTCAGCGCGATGATACCGGTGAAGTTCAGGCGCTGGAGCTGGTCACACGTGGCCGTCATAAAGAGCTGGACTCTGGTGAATTTAAACAGGGTGACAGCTCTGCCACCAAAGTGTCAGGCACCAACACCTACGCCAAGCTGACCATTAATGGTGAGGTCCTTTATGAAGTGGACCTTATCAACATGATCTGGATTGTCGACGGCAAGGACCTGATGGAAGCGCACCGCGCCGCTATTGGTCTGTAATCCACACGGGCGCGGTTGCCGCGCCTGTTCCCTTTTATTGATGTAAACGGATAACCCCATGAAAGACGATATCGTAACGACTGAAAAAACCGATCTGCCAAAAACCGAAGCCACGGTGAAACTGGATAATCCGCTTCATCGCGGTGCAGTGGCCATCACAGAAATTATTGTCCGCAAACCCCAGTCCGGCGCACTGCGCGGCACCCGTTTGCAGGCGCTGATGGATATGGACGTGGATTCGATGATGATCGTGCTGCCCCGCGTCACCACACCGGCACTGACCAAAACAGAAATCATGCTAATGGAGCCTGCTGACTTGCTGCAGCTCTCTGTGGAGCTGGTCAGTTTTTTGTTGCCGAAGTCGGTGATGTTGGATTCCCCACAGAACTGACAGTTGATGATTTGGTGGCAGACATTGCCACCATCTTTCACTGGCCGCCCGCTGTAACCGGTGAAATGTCACTGACGGAGGTTCTGGCGTGGCGGCATAAAGCAATCATGAGAAGCGGAGCCGCCACAGATGAATGACCGTAACCTGCGTTTGCAGGTCGTGATGAGTGCCATCGACAAACTTACCCGCCCGTTTAAACAGGCGCGAGCCAGCACCCAGGAGCTGGCCGCGTCGGTCAAAAAATCCCGCGATGCGTTAACTCAGCTCAACCAGACCAGTTCGAAACTGGACGATTTCAAAAAACTCCAGGCAGAAAACCAGAAGCTGGGTGACCGCCTCAACTATGCCCGCCAGAAAGCCAGTCTGATGAATCAGGAGCTGGGTGCATCCGGCCCGCCGTCACAGCGTCAGGTGCTAGCCCTTGAAAAACAGCGTCTTGCCGTTCAGCGACTTGAAGAACGTCAGGGCAAGCTACAGACCAAAACAGCGCAGGTGCGTGCCGAGCTTTACCGCGCCGGTATTTCCGCAAATGACGGGGCCAGCGCCACCGCCAGAATTACCCGTGAAACCGAACGCTACAATCGCCAGCTGTCTGAGCAGGAAGCCCGCCTCAGGCGTGCCGGTGAACAGCAGCGCAAAATGACAAACGCCCGTAATCAGTACAGTAAAACGCTGGAGGTGCGTGACCGTGTGGCGGGTGCCGGTGCGGCCATGACGGGCGCGGGAGTTGCCATGGGTGCGCCGGTCGTATCTGCGGTAAAAGACTACGCCAGCCTCGAAGATGCAATGAAAGGTGTGGCCAAACAGGTCAACGGTCTGCGCGATAACAACGGCAACCGAACGGCTCAATTCTATGAAATGCAGGCCGCGATCAAGAATGCCAGCGAGCAGTTGCCGATGCAGAACGGTGCGGTAGATTATGCCGCACTGGTTGAAGGTGGTGCCCGCATGGGGATCGGAGCCGATGCAAAAACGTGGGCCGAGCAGAAAAAACAGCTGCTGGATTTTGCGTCCACATCGGCGAAAGCCGCCACGGCATTTGAATTACCGGCTGACCAGTTGGCTGAAAACCTCGGTAAAATCGCCCAGTTGTATAAAGTGCCCATCAGCAATATTGAGCAACTGGGGGACGTTATCAACTATCTGGATGATAACGCCATGTCCAAAGGGGCAGACATAATTGATGTGCTGCAACGCATGGGCGATACCGCCAACCGCCTGGATTACCAGAAAGCCGCCGCGCTAGGCTCTACCTTCCTGTCGTTAGGTTCGGCGCCCGAAGTGGCCGCCAGTGCTGCCAAAGCCATGGTGCGTGAACTGTCTATTGCCTCGATCCAGAGCAAGCGCTTTCAGGAGGGGCTTTCCACCCTGAAACTGGATCCGATGAAACTGCAAAAATCCATGGTAACTGATTCCATGGGTACCATCATGAAGGTGCTGGAGCAGGTGAATAAGCTGAAGCCGGAGGAGCAAACTCCACTGCTCACGCAGCTTTTTGGCAAGGAATATGGCGATGATGCGACAAAGCTTGCCAATAACCTCCCCGAACTGCGTCGCCAGCTTGGATTAACGCAAGGGGTGGCTGCCAATGGCTCCATGCAAAAAGAATCTGATATCAATAAAGAGTCTTTATCTGCGCAATATTTGCTGGTGAAAACGGCAACAGCAAACGCCATGAGCGGCCTGGGTGAAACACTCAGGCCCCAGCTGATGGAAATTATGATGAATGTCCAAAAGGTCACTCGCTCTATTCGTGGGTGGATTGAACGTAATCCGCAGCTGGCAGGCACCATTATGAAAGTGGTGGCAGGTCTGGCGGCCATGGCTGTGTTGATGGGGACGCTGATGATTGGTGTGGCGGGGGTAATTGGTCCTTTGGCTCTGATGCGTCTGAGTATGCAGATGCTGGGCATCAGATTTATACCCGCCCTGATTTCTTCGGTGAGCAAGCTGGGGAGTGGGGTTTCATGGCTGGCGAGAGCGCCATTTACTCTTTTGCGTGGGACATTGTCATTATTATTGTCGCCACTCAGTCTGGCGCGGACCGGGTTAATGTTTATCGGTAGTGCCATGGGTGTGCTGTTATCTCCGGTCACGCTGGTTATTGCCGCGCTGGCAGGTGTGGCACTGGTAATCTGGAAATACTGGCAGCCCATTAAGGCATTTCTGGGCGGGGTGGTTGAAGGGTTCAGCGCCGCAGCTGCACCCATCATGGCAGCCTTTGCCCCGCTACAGCCTGTTTTCGGCTGGATAGGCGACAAGGTTAAGGCACTGTTTGGCTGGTTTAGTGATCTGCTGACGCCGGTGAAATCAACAGCCGCAGAACTGGATAATGCTGCAGCCATGGGTAAACGCTTTGGTCAGTTTCTTGCTGACGGGCTGGCTATGGTGATGAGTCCACTTGAAACACTAAAGTCAGGGGTTTCCTGGCTACTGGAAAAACTCGGTATTATTAATGTGCAAGCTGCCTCTGCCAGATTGCCGGATGCTCCCGGCGGTGCGGGTAATACGGTGGCGTGGAGTGCAAGGCCGAATGGTATCCCGATGTTTGATTCAGGGGGATACATCCCGCGTGGCCAGCTAGGTATTGTCGGTGAAAATGGTCCTGAACTGGTGAACGGTCCGGCTAATATCACCAGTCGACGCCGAACCGCTGCGCTGGCCGGAGCGACTGCGCTGGCGTTTGGCAGCCTGACCATGCCAGTTGCGGCAAAACCATTGCATCCATTCAGTCTGCCGGTCCGGGAATATAACGAAAGTGCACAGCCTATCCGTCAGACTGGCGGCGCAGCGGCAGCCCCGCTAATGGGTCAGATTAATATCAATATTCATCCGGGACCAAGCCAAAGCCCCACCGACATTGCCCGTGAAGTAGCCCGCCAGCTCGATGAGCTAAACCGCAAGGCAGCAGCTCGCACACGCAGCAGTTTCAGAGACCAGGGAGATTTTGACTGATGATGATGACACTGGGTTTATTCGTGTTCACCCTGAAAACCGTGCCGTATCAGGAATTGCAATATCAACAGCAATGGCGGCATGCCAGCAACAGCCGTGTGGGGTTGCGCCCCACGTTGCAGTTTCTGGGGCCCGATACCGACACCATCACACTGACAGGTGTGCTGATGCCCTTCATCACCGGCGGTAATCTTTCGATGCTGACTCTGCAACTGATGGCGGCAACGGGTAAAGGATGGCCTTTGATTGAAGGATCGGGAACCATTTACGGCATGTTTGTCATTGAAAGCATCAGTCAGACGAAAAGCGAGTTTTTCAGTGATGGTGCTGCCCGAAAAATTGAATTTACGATAACGCTGAAGCGCATTGACGAATCACTGGCATCAATGCTGGGTGATATGTCGGGGCAACTGACCGAGCTGAAAGACAGTGCGATCAATATGGCGGGAGGATTATTGTCATGACCGATTTTAGCTTTGTCACGGGCACTGCTCTTATCCCGGCGTTCCGGGTGACGCTAGATGATAAGGACATTACCAGCTCACTGGAATCACGCCTGATCTCCCTGACGCATACCGATAACCGGGGGTTTGAGGCTGATCAGTTAGATATTGAACTGGACGATGCTGATGGTCAGTTGCAACTGCCTCGCCGTGGTGCAGTGCTGTCACTGGCACTGGGCTGGAAAAACGAACCCTTAATCGTTAAAGGAAAATTTACGGTCGATGAGGTAGAGCATGCGGGAAGCCCTGACCGTTTGACCGTTCGTGGCCGCAGCGCCGACTTCAGGGAAACGCTGAACATTAAACGAGAGCGTTCATGGCATGAAACGACAGTGGGTGCGGTGGTGAACGATATTGCCACCCGTCATAAACTGACGGCCGCACTCGGTAAAGAGCTGGAAGCGCAAAAGGTGGACCATTTTGATCAGACCAACGAATCTGACGGCAGTTTCCTTATGCGCCTGGCGAAAGAATATGGCGCGATTGCTGCCATCAAAAATGGCAGTTTGTTATTCATCCGTCAGGGACAGGGCAAAACCGCCAGCGGGAAGGCCTTACCGGTGATGACGATCACCCGTTCAGTTGGTGATGGCCATCGTTTCAGTCTGGCAGACCGCGGCGCTTATACCGGGGTTACGGCCAACTGGTTACACACGCGAGAGCCAAAGAAAAAAGAAGCGGTGAAAGTGAAGCGACGCCGTCGCAAAACCACGAAAAAAGAAACCAAAGCTCCTGAGACAAAGCAGGGGGAATATCTGGTGGGTACAGATGAAAACGTTCTGGTATTAACCAGAACTTATGCCAACCGGGCGAACGCCCAACGAGCAGCAAAAGCAAACTGGGAACGGATACAGCGTGGAGCAGCGTCGTTTTCCATTCAGCTGGCAAAGGGCCGCGCCGACTTGTTCCCGGAACTACCTGTCAGGGTTAATGGGTTTAAAAGCCAGATAGACGATGCAGACTGGATCATCACCACGGTGACAAATAGCGTCAGTGACAGCGGTTTCACAACCAGTTTAGAGCTTGAAGTAAAAATTGATGATTTCGAAATGAAATGAATTAATTCACAAAGTGGATTGATTGTGTATCATTGTGTGATTATTTGGCAGGGGAGGAGATGTACGCATATGATGAATTGCCCGAAGTGTGGATACGCAGCGCATACAAGGAGCAGTCACAGAGTCTCCGACCAAACGAAGGAGCGTTACTGTCAGTGCCAAAATGTCAATTGTGGTGCCACATTTGTTACCCACGAAACCCTGGTAAGATACATTGTTACTCCTGGTTTGATAGAAATAGTTCAGCCACACCCATTATCTAGTGGGCAAGGGCACATGGATTTTTAA